ACAATAAATTTGTCATCAAAAACATAAATTGCATTTATAAATGTATCAATAATCTTCTTCTGAAATTGCTTATCATTAATGTCACCATTCATAATGTCACTAATGAAATCTATAACATCAGAACATCTCATTGTAGCATTTGCTATTGCTTTTTCTCTTGCTATTTCTATTTCTAGTTCTGCAAGTTGATTATCAATAACATTAATTTGTTCATTAAATTTCTTTAGAACTCTTGCATTTGTAGTCTTAAGAAGCCCATCAGAAAGTTCCTCTAATTTCTTTTCAAGTTCCTTTTTGTTTAGTTCTAAAGTCTTTAAATGATTTTGGCCACATTCTTTATTGTAGAGGTCAACAACCTTCTGTGCCACTTCATTTACAAAGTCTTTGTTTTTGTACATATACAAGGTGCGTTCAACAATAAAGGTTTCTAGTTCTTTCTGCTTTTCTCTTCTTTTTTTGCAGTCATTAATATGCTTTTTTCTGTTTCGACAAACATAGTAGCCAAACTTTCCACCACCTTTACCGGTAGCAGTTTCACCAATCATACTACCACCACAGTAACCACAAAAAATTTTAGTTGCAAGAAGATACTCGTGTTTAGCTGATTTTGTTCCTCTGTTTTGTTTGTTTTTACTTAATTGCTTTTGTGCCAAATTAAAAGTCCTTTCATCAATAATAGCCGGTATGCCATGTTCAATAACTATATCTTCATACTTGTACTCTCCAATGTATTTCCTGTTGGAGAGTATTTTATTTAAAGAATTAAAAACAAATGTACTGCCATTCTTAGTTCTCCAACCTTTAGCATTTAGCTTATTTACTATTTCTTTTTTGGACGTACTTGAAACATATTCGTCAAAAATAAATCTTACAATCTCAGCTTCTTTTTCGTTGATGACATACTTTTTATCAACCGTATCAAACCCAAGAGGTACAGAACCACCAACAACTTGACACTTTAATGCTGATTCACGCATACCTCTTCTTACATTTTCAGAAAGCTGTCTTGAATATGTTTCGGCCATAGCTTCTAGCATTGCTTCAAGTAGTACACTCTCTGAACCTTCGCCCAAATATTCTGTAACGGAAACGACTTTGACATTATTCTTTTTTAGTGCATTTTTATAAATAGCACTGTCATATCTGTTTCGAGCAAATCTATCCAGCTTCCAAACAAGGACCACATTAAACTGATGATTATTGCTATCTTTAATCATCTGTAAAAACTCAGGTCTATTGTCTGATGTACCGGAGATAGCACGATCTATGTAGCTATTGATGATAGTCATATCATTTTTCTTTGCGTATTCAGTGCAGTATCTAATTTGACCTTCAATGCTCTGTTCCTGTTGATTGTGACTAGAGAACCTAGCATATATTACAACGTTCATAGAATTACCTTTCTATTTTAGTCCGATAAATGCTCTAATTTTGATATAAATTCTATTGTATATTCTTGAATAATATAAGTGTTTATATTAATATCATTTTCAGAAAAAAATACACAAGCATATGCAGATAAGTCTAACAATGCTGATTCTATATCAGATAGAGAAGTTATATTACTAAAATTCTTATTAAATCTTTTACCTAGCGTTTCACTATAGTCACCCATTAATTCAAGCACTTTAACAGAACCTATAGTTCTTTTTGATTCAATATAATCAATTAATATTTCGTCTATTATTATAATATCATCATGACTCAATGGTTCTGCTAGTGCTGTTATGTACATAAAGTAAGCATATGAAAAAGCAATACTATTTGATGTGATTTTCTTATAAGATTTACATTGCTTAAACATATTATGAGTAATTTCAATTATTGCTTCTGTAATATTGTTTAATTGTTCCTTCCTGTATAATGATTTCTCATTATTTTCACTGATTTTATCTTCTTCAGCAGGGAGACATTCAAATAACTTATTAAAGAAAGATAATGTATAATAAAAAACTTTTCCTTCTTCAAAATTTCCATATATATTTTTTAGCTGCCCTTCAGTATAATTAGATAGCAATTCTAAAATTTGCATACAATTAGTATCAGTAGGGTCATTAGCTAATTGTTTTATAGTTGGTAACAATTTCTTTCCAATGTCATTTGTGTAATTATCATTATATTCTTTAAAACTAAAGAGAGAAGAAAACGAATCATTACAATAATTCTCTAACACCTTATTAGCGACAGTTAGTATTTCATCTTTACTAGGCGATAAAAATACAATAAATAAGATGTTATAATGTGCTGATAGTAATCCCATACCTTTTAAGTCATCTTCATTGTTAGGATAATCTAAATCAAGTATATTATTAATCGACTCAATAATATTAACTACAATAGGTCTCTCAATACCATAATATACTTTTTGTTTTTGTGTTTCTTCTTTAATTTTTTCGGCTTTTTTGCGTGGAATATATTTAAACTTAAAATGAAAATTTTTTAGATAATCTAAAAGATTTGTTCCTTTAATTTTAAGAGTATCATAGAGATACTTACTAGCGTAATCTGATAATTTGGATAAACACAATAATAGATACTCATTATCATAGCTATTTATTGTGTTTAAATAAGAATTTTCCTCAATAATTTGTCTATAATATTCTTCGCAATGTTGAATAATAAAATTATTGTCTTTTTCTTGTCTGTCAAGAGTAGTGGCTAATTCATTCTTCACGCTTTCAAATACTCCTTCTGAAAAACAATAATACGAAAGTGAATAAAATAAGGCAATAACAAAAGAATACTGTCTCCAAGTTACCTTTGTAGTGCTATCTTTGAATAAAATTCTTTTACTTGATTCAATGATATACTTAACGATTGGTTTTGCAAGAGTAGTATTAGAATATATATTTTCTGAAATAGATGTATAATTTTCCATATTAAAATTCCTTCCGTAAAACAATTACTTAAAGTTTTGTATAAAATCTTTGAAAAGCTTATAAACTTCCCTTTCAAGTGGATGTGTGTACCACTTGTTTCTTTTTTCAAGTATTTGCATTCTCTCAGAACGAATTTTAGCAGAAGAATAAGAGATATTACATAGTTTTGCTATTTCATCAGGTTTAATAATTCCTAGTTCATGCAACACACAAGCCGGAGATAATATATCTCTGGCAAAAATGTTAGCTGCACTTTCTGTAAAGTTGTTGTAGTCAAATGTTCTGTACTTCTTCGTATCAATTAGCAGATGACCTAAGAATATATGACCAAGTTCATGTGCTATAGTGAATCGGTTACGCTGAACACTATCATTATCATTGTAGATAATATAAAACTTTCCATTTTGTAAAAATGAAATACCACTTTGATTATCTTCAAGTATATTAACATTACTGTTTTTAAAAATACTGATATTACATTGTTTTGCAATATCAGATAACTTTACTGGTAGTGAAGTTATCTTAAAATCAATCAAACATTGCCAAGCTGCATTCCTGGAATTTTTATAAATACCGTACATATAACCACCTCATAGGTAGTATTTCCTATGAAGTGGTTTTTTATTTGGTTTTATAAATCAATATCCTCAGGAGTTAATTTACTCATATCAGGTATTTCTTTAATTTGCATTGGTTCATTATCAGAACTTCTTGCAGCAACAAGTGTTGGAATAGTTTTTTCAGATACATCAATATCAAGCAACTTCTTAACAGCCTCTTGCATGCTTGGATTAGCACGATAAGCAAGAATTAATTGCTGTTCTTCATCTGTTAATAAAATTTGTTGACTTTTAGAATCAATATAATCATCATAAAATTTTTCTACATTAACATTAAGTTCATTACAAATTTTAAGAAGTAACTCAAAATCAATCTTCATATTATCTCTTTTAATAATTGAGTAAAGAGTTTGATTACTAACACCGATATTTTTTGCTAATTCATTAACATTAGTACCTTTTTCTTTTAATATTCTATCTAATGTTTTACCTATCATAGTATCACCTCTGATTAGATATTATCACAATAAATTGTGACCGTCAATAAAAAATTATGAAAAATCATAAAAAACTATTGACAAATTATGCAAACGAATATATAATCCAAGTATAAGTTATTCAAACGCATAAATTTAAGAGGTGATTTTATGTATACTAACTTAAAAATTGAATTAGTGAAGAAGTCATTAACTCAGAAAGAAATTGCTGATTATATCGGCATTCATGAAAACTCAATGGGAAATAAAATTTCCAATGGTTCATTTTCAGTAGAAGAAGCTTTTAAAATTAAAGCAAAATTCTTCCCAGAATGTTCTTTGGAATATTTATTTAAAAGAACTGCTTGATGTTCAACTTCACAGAACTCAAAAGTCGCATATCTGAAAAAGGATATACGCAGAAAGAACTATCAAAAGAATTGGGTATTTCTGAAAACACTTTCACAAGCAAAATGAAAGGTCGCTATTTCTTTGATACTAGAGAAATAGTAATCATATGTAATTGTCTTGATATATCGTTAAGAGACATATACAAATACTTTTTTGTATTAAATTAATCTAACACTTAAATTATACAAATATATTTGTATTTTGTCAATTAATATATACAGAATGTTGAAAATGTGAAGAAATATCTACAAAGAAAAGGAAAAGAGGTACTAAAATGAAAGCATTTATAGCTTACAGAAACGCAGACGGTAGCTTTGGAGAACTAGAGCCACTTAACAAGGAAGCAAAAGAGCAAGAGAAAACTTTCAGTGAAAAAGAAACTGATGCTTTTGCTCACATTGTTCTTGATGCAATGCTCAGAAACAAAGATAAGGTTAAATCATGAAACTAAAGATTAACTTTATCAACAGGACAAGCCGTACAGCAGTAAATGTTAGAGAAGCCTATGTGCTTGGTAATCTTTTGGTTATCAAGCACATCAACGGCAGAAGAACATTTATTGACTATCACTCTATTAAGAGAGTAAGAAAATTAAAGTAAAAGATAAGGAAAAGGTGGAAAAATGAATATTTCAGTAGTAACATTCGTGATTATGATTATCGTGTATAGTACACTTGTTGCAATTATTTTTGCTTTGGCAAAGAAGTTGCTGATTTATCAAGATACATACAACAAGCTACTTGCAAAGAGCAAAGATTATTTGAACTTATCAAAAAGGTGTAACAATACATCTAAAGAAATTAATCAGCAAAACAAAGACTTACTTGATAAATTAAATAA